ATAGGAAAATCTGCTGATATTCCTGCGCGCTGGAAACAACATACGGATAGATTTAAGAAAGGTGACGCAGCAAGTAAGATGCAGCAGGAATACAATAAGTGCGGAGTACCAGAGATAGAAGTAATCTTTGAATGCCATGCAGACCATATTGATATTATGGAAACTTATTGTATTCATGCTCATGATAGGGCAATGCTTCTAAATACTAGCGTTCCAGAAGCTTTAGCTCAAGTAGAGTATAATAACTTACTTCTTAGCCCCGAAGTACTGAAATTCTCTACAGCAGACCATGTAGCTACTATGTTTAGCCTACATGCAGATGTACGTGAACTTAAAGCTCAGATTGCTGCATTTACTCCTGCCCCCACTCCTTTAGAAGAGAAGCTGCATGCAGCATTACATACAGAAATCGAACGATTAAAAGACGAAGTAAATTATCACAAGGCACAACCTTGGTACAGCAAAATTTTCTCCTAAGCCTTTGAAAGCCTTGTGTTTTCAGAGGCTTTTTCTTTTGGTACTATGAAATTTTAAGTGTTGACAGTACCATGCCTAGATGCTATAATAAGGAAATTAAAAACTTTGGTGTAAAAAATGGCTAAGAATACGGGGAATAACCGCATCCCAGTTAAATGGGTTAGAGATAGGGCGAAGGCGGCATATGATAAGAAGGACTCTTGTCATATCTGTAATACTCATGCCGACTTAGAATTACATCACACGCATTCACTTACCGTGTTACTGAATAACTGGGCAAACAAAAGCGGCTACGATATCTCTACTGATGCAGGTATCTTAGCTGTAAGGGATCAATTTATTGAAGTACACCATAAGGAAATCTACGAAGACGTCTATACTTTATGTAATAGGCATCACGTATCTTTACATGGCGTGTATGGTAAGGCCCCTAGCTTAATTAGTGCCAGTAAACAAGGTAAATGGATTGAAGAACAAAAAGCAAAATCTGAGGATGGCTATATAGAACCTATCAAGGTAGCTACAGCTATATCTCCCTTTGCCCAATTCTATTAAGGAATCCTATGGCTTGGTACAAACCGAATACTTGGTTTGCAGATAATAGCGAGAAGTTGAATCCAGCGCAAGAAATGATTAGTAGAGAGCAAGGGTTGTTTATCAACACCAATGCTGTTATTAGTTATGCGCAGGCATTTGATAAGCTAGAATCTGTAAATCGTGGCGTTAACATGATTGTTAGTGCCGCCAGCAGTTTAGATTACGATATTAAAGATAAAGAAGCACCTGGTATAGCTAATGGCGTTAGACAGAAAACATTAAATAACTTATTAAACTACACGCCCAATCCTTATCAGTCAGCACAAGATTTTAGAAACAATCTATTCCTTGACTTTATCCTAGAAGGCAATATATTCATTTATTACGATGGCGTTCATCTATACCATCTGCCCGCCTCACATGTCACAATCGAAACTGATACTAAAACTTTTGTAAGTCTGTATACTTACAATAGAACGATTACATTTAAGCCTGACGAGATTATACATATTAAAGATCTTAATAGTGTATCAATCTATCGCGGTACGAGCCGTTTAGTATCTGCGGATAGAAATATCAAAATTCTGTACAAGATGCAGACTTTCCAAGAACAGTTCTTCGAAAATGGAGCTGTAGCAGGCTTAATCTTTACTAGCGAGAATACGCTAAGTCAGATTGCTAAAGATAAGACAATCGCTAACTGGCAGGCCCGCTACAGTCCAAAGAATGGAGCTAAGCGCCCCATGATTCTAGATAGCGGTCTAAAACCCTTTGCTAACTTAACTCAGTCATTTACTGAGATGGATTTTGAAAAATCTGTTGATAGTCACAACGCTAAGATTCTACGTGCTTTAGGAGTTCCGCCTATTCTATTAGAAGGCGGTAACAATGCTAATATTAGTCCTAACCTACGTTTATTCTATCTAGAAACAGTCCTTCCAGTAGTTACAAAGTTTGTATCTGCTTTAGAACGTTATTTCGGATATGATATTGCACCAGTTACATACAATGTATCTGCGTTACAACCAGAATTAAAGGACGTAGCTGCGTATAATGTTTCATTAGTTAATGGCGGCATTATTAGTCCTAACGAAGCGCGCGTAGAGTTACGTTACGGGCCTATGCCTGGATTTGATGAACTACGAGTACCAGTGAATATCGCCGGTTCAGCAGTAAACCCTAATATAGGTGGAGCGCCGCCTAAGCCTCCGGCAGACGGGGCAGCCCCAAAACCTCCAGCAGGTGGTAAGGCACAATAAGTGAGGAGTAATATGGAAAAAAATAAAGTACTATATTTGAATAGTGCTTTTTCCATTAAAGATATTAGTGATACCTTACCAGCCGTAGGTGACAAGATTGACTCCATCTTTATCGAAGGATACGCAAGTACCAACGATATCGATAGATCAGGAGATGTAGTTCCTAGTTCGGTTTGGGAAAAGGGCATTCAAAACTATCTGAAGAATCCTATTATTCTATCTCAGCATGACTATGATGATCCAGTAGGACGCATGGTTGAGTATAAGGTAGATGGTAAAGGTTTATGGATTAAAGCAAGAGTCTCAGCAGCCGCAGAGATATTTAGTTTAGTTAAAGACAAGGTATTAACAGCCTTTAGTGTTGGTTTTAGAATTATGGATGCTGAGTATAATGCTGCAGCTGAAGTATTCATGATCAAAGAGCTAGAGTTAGTTGAAATTTCAATTGTTTCAGTACCATGCAATCAGAATACTGTATTTAATTTATCTAAAGCGTTTAACAACGACGAAGACTACAGTAAATTTAAAGAGCAATTTGCACCCAACGGCACTTCAGCTAAAGGGCTAGAATCCACAACGGAAGCAATGAGCACAACACAAAAGGAATGGAAAATGAATCCAGAAGAACTAAAGCAAATGCTTGCTGACGCTGCCAACAGTGCTGCCGAACAAGCCACCAAGTCTCTACTAGCGGCTCAAGCTGCTCAATCAGAAAAAGCTCTTTCAGAAGCCAAGGCTACTGCAGATCTAGAAGCTAAGATTAAAGCTGCAGTTGCTGCTTCAATCCAGACCGTTGATACCGGTGCTGAGCGTCTTCTAGCTGAAGTTACAAAGCGTTTCGAAGATCAAAACCAAGAATCAAAGAATGCTCTAGCTGGTCTAGAAGCAGCTATCTCTGAGAAAACAGCCGAACTAGCCAAGATCCAAGCAAGCAAGATGCAATTTGCTGGCGACAAGACTGGTCAAGGTTCTGAGTATGCTGAACGTGAAAAAGCCTATCTACTAGGTAAGATCACCGGCAAGGGTATCGAAGGCACAAAGTTTGGTAAGTCAATCGTTGAGAAGACTGGCCAACATCTACCTTCAGCCACTTGGGAACTAGAAGTTTCACTAAACATGGAACAAGAAGTTCGCAGACGTCTAATCGTTGCACCTAACGTTCGTGCAATCGCCATGAAGACTAACGTCATGACTCTACCTGTTAATCCAGAAGCTGGTGTTGCTTCATGGGTTACCAACGCAACATTCGGTACTTCAACCTCAGCTGGTGGTACATCAACCGCTGCTGGTGGTGCTGGTTCACCTCACGCTCTAAAGGAAATCACCTTAAATGCGTATAAGGTTGCTACCAATGAGTACATGAACTACGAAGAAGAAGAAGACAGCCTAATCGTTCTAATGCCTATCGTTCGCGATGCAATGGTTCGTCGTGTTGCCCGTGCTGTTGACCGTGCATATCTACAAGGTGCTGGTTCTGGTACTGACCCAGTTAAGGGTCTAGCATTATACAATGCTACTTCTACAGTTACTCCTACCAATACTGGTGTTTGTACTATTGCTAATCTACGTGCCCTACGTAAGAGCCTAGGTGCATGGGGTCTAGATCCTGCTGAACTAGTTTATATCGTTTCTACCGAAGTCTATTACGACTTACTAGACGATACAGCTTTCCAGACAATGAACCAAGTCGGTGTACAAGCTACATTACTAACTGGTCAAGTCGGTTCACTAGGTAACACACCCGTTCTAGTATCAGGCGAGTTCCCAACCAAGGCTGGCGGTACTGCTACAGCTGCTACCAACATTGGCGCAATCTGCGTTGCTCCTGGTAACTTCCTAGCTGGTAATCAGCGTGGTCTACGTTTTGACACTCAAGAACTAGTTGAGACTCAACGTCGTGTTCTAGTAGCTAGCCTACGTACTGGTATGACTCAAGTCACTACCAATCTAGGTGCTGGCGTAGCAACTCTACGTTGGAGCTAATCTAACTTAAAGATAGGGAACTTCGGTTCCCTATCTTTTCTAAGGCCTGAGCTTTAGAAAAGATAAAAGGAAAACATATGGGACTAAATCTAGTAACACTCGCAGAATATAAAGCCTACGCAGGAATTACTAGTACTACGTCGGATGCCCAACTTAACACTATCATTACTGGAACTAGTAGCTT